TAGAGCGCGCAATGCCAGTTCCGTACGATTTGAATATTTCATTGGATATATGGACTTCCAATACTCAACAGAAATTGCAATTAATGGAACAAATTCTTCCATTGTTTAATCCTAGTTTGGAGATCCAAAGTACAGACAACTATTTGGACTGGACAAGTTTAAGTGTGGTTGAATTAAATAATACAAATTGGAGTTCACGCTCTGTGCCGGTAGGAACAGACGAACCAATTGATGTAGCGACGTTGGAATTTACTATTCCTATATGGTTAAGCTTGCCTGCAAGAGTAACCAAGATGGGCGTTATTCATAAGATTGTATCTAGTGTATTTGACGACGATGACATCGATAATTTCGATCCATTAAATAGCGACGATATATTACTTGGCACTAGAGCACAAATTACACCACATGGCTATCAACTATTACTAATTGGAAATCAATTACAAATTCTAGAAGCAAATGCTCCTGAAAATGTTAAAAATACATCATTTTCTCCAGTAACAGCACAGGTTAGTAATGTAAGTTGGAAAGCAGTTGCGGAGCAATACGGCGAACTCGAAAGTGGAATTAGTCAAATGCGACTACTTAACGACGTTACGGGAAAGGAAATTGTCGGAACTATTGCATACCATCCAACAGATGATAATATTTTATTATTCACAGTTGACATTGATACAATTCCAGCAAATACATTAACCCCTGTAGATGCTGTCGTTAACCCATTGAGAAGTGGGCCTGGGATTCTAACGGGTACTGTTGCGTTCCCGAGTGCTAGTACAGGGCAACGATATTTGTTAACTCAAGGCACAGGCGATATCAATAACCCAGCTAATGATGTTGCAACTGCATGGAAAGGAACAGACGGAAGTCAATTAATAGCCAATACTAACGATATTATCGAATACAATGGATCACATTGGACAGTAGTATTAGATGCAAGTACCACAACAAGCGCAGAATATATAACAAATTTAACAACCAGCTTACAGTACAAATGGGCAGGAACACAATGGGTACGTTCAGTCGAAGGTGTTTATGCAGGCGGAGATTGGTCATTAGTACTGTAAATGAAGCTGTGGGCGTTTGGTTCTTTGCACAAAAGACACAACGTTATTTGTATTTGTTACGTAGCGACGTAAGGAATCCCGAACGTTGGGGATTGCCTGGAGGCAAGGTAGAAAAGAATGAAAGTTTACTAACTGCAATTGAACGCGAATGCACAGAAGAAATGAACACTATGCCCGCTTACACTAAATTAGTTCCAATAGAAAAATTTACAAGTCCAAATAATACATTCTACTACCATACGTTTTTTTGCTTATTGGAAGATGAATTTACGCCTGTGCTCAATCACGAGCATACCGGATACGCATGGATTAATAAAGGCATTATTCCAAAACCATTACATCCTGGGCTGTGGGCTACATTAAAAATAGATGATATTTACAAAAGAATTAAAACAGTAGAAGAACTGTACGCTTAAACGTCTGCGTACGATACGTATTCACTAATTGTCATTGAATTGACGTTAGGAAGATACTTCCAACTTTCGGGCATTTCACCGTACTTGCGCACATGATGAAATTTAACAGATGAGTACGTCTTTATAACTTCAGCAACAGAGTTAACCATTTTAGTTTGCAGTACTGCATCTTCTGTATATTCATCGTACCCAAATAAGAAAATTTCTTTATGTTCGTCAAAACACGCAAGCCAAACAGCAGTTGCGTGCGGAGTTGTTCGTGTACTTTGTGGGATTAAATAAAACGAACCTTCATTATTTAAACAACCTTTGGTTGAAGTGTATACAATGTTTTCTTCGTCGTACGAACTTTCTTTAATTTCGTCTAATGTTTCTTGATTGAGTGCGACTAAAAAATCACATTTAAGTTTCTTGTAAACGTCCTGTACACCATAAACTTGCATACTAAGACTACCAAGTAACCCACCTATATGTCCTTCTAAACGGTTTAGTAGAAATCCTTCTATACTAGTTCCGTCAGCAATGCATGTTGCTCTGTCACTAACATGTGTATTTGATATTGGATTATCAACCCATTCGCGTTCTTGTTCTTTTTTACCATCTTTAAAAATGGTATTGGTGATTACAAATTCGCCATCGTAATCACTTCTGTATAATTTCGATATCATCTAACGCCTACTACTACTTCGATATTTTCTTCACCTTGTGTGTTTTTATTTACTAAGGACTTACCAATAACAGACCCTGCTCTTGGGTCGTGGGTTTCATTCCACGATACGCCAACACCTGCAACACTACTAGACACAATTAAATCTCCTTTTTCGACTACTCCAGTAACTCTACAAGGAACACGTCCCTGTAATGCAATTGGTGCTATATGTTCGCCAACGCACTCGCTATTCATTAAATAAGCAGGGTTAGACGAAACAACACCAGCAATACGTTTATCTTCTTTTGTAGTTGATATAGTAACTTCATTTACTCCACCAAACACCAATACCGTGCCTACTGCGTAGTTGGCATCCGATACATAGTTCTCTGCTAAGTCAGCGTATTGTGCTATTGTTGCTGTACCTGTTATTGTGCCTGCACTAAAGTTACCAGACCCATCTCTATAAACAATAGTATTTGCTGTGTTTGCATTGGTTGCATTTGATGTTACTGTAAATGTTCCGCTTTCTGAACTAGATGACCCTGAAATTCCGCTTCCAGCAGTAGCACCATTGGCAACGTAGTTACCTGTTGTGTCGGTGCCTAATGTAATTGCGCCTGCCGATGTTGCAGTATCCACGTAAGACTTGGTGGCGGCATCTGTGCTTGCTATTGGGTCCGCAACTGTTAAATTTGTTGCAGTAATTGATAAATTCCCTGTACTTGCACCAGTGGAAGTAGTTGTGCCGACTACAAATTTGTCAGCCGATTCGTCCCAACCCATAAATGCATTGTTTCCAGTGGCACCGCGCTCAATAACAATACCCGAATCATTGGCATTTGACCCAACGCCATTATTCAACTCTATTAAGTTATCACTTACTACAGTGTTAGTTGAATTTACTGTAGTGGTTGTTCCATTTACAGTTAAATTTCCTGAGATAATTAAGTTTCCGCTTACTGTCGGACTTGCATCTAAATTAACTGTAAGTGTATTGCCAGTAACAGAAGTATTAATATTAGTGCCACCTGCTAAAGTAAATGTATCTGTACCAACAGTAATTGTGCCTGTTCCGCTATCACTTGATATGTCCATATCAGAACTAACAGCTACCGTTGATGCGCTTGTAATTCTGCCTTTTGCATCGACTGCGATTACCGGAATAGCAGTTGCACTACCGTAACTCGATGCGGAAACACCTGTACTAGTTAAGTCCAATGTAACTGCGGATGTTTCGCTTCCTGAATTAGCAACAGTAATGTTTGTATTTCCTGCGTCAGCAACTGTTGCAACGTAATTTCCCGTTGTGTGTGTTCCTAGTGCTATTGCATTATTTCCAATATTGCTTCCATCAGAAAGCAACATTTCTGCTCCGCCCGCAGTTGAACCATCGTGAACTCGTAATGCGCCAGTAGTTGTATTGTATGTTACTTCGCCAATTGACCCTGTGAACACATTGTTTTGTGTGGTTGTTCCACGTCTGAATTGCAGTACTGTAGGCATTTTATTATTCCGTTATAGATGTAAGTTACTATATTTATGCCCCTACGTGCGATTCGCCACTTCCGTAATCATAATATACAGTTTGTCCACTCGGTGTCATATTGTCAAACATCAACGCAGTACTTACACCAAATGCATCGTCTCCGCCCGCCTCAAATTCTGTTTCTGCGGTTGTTTGTGCTAATGATTTTGAATTGTCGTAATTGCCGTCATATCCAGGCCAAGCATCTCCTGCACCAACAACAGGGTCTCCGTTAATATATAAATCACCACTAACAACACTTAACGCATCGCTACCAAGGTACACTGTCGAACTAGCCACATATAATTCAGTAAACCGTTTAGTTGCTGTTCCTAAACTATATGTTTCGTTAGCACTAGGCACTATGTTTCCAGAGACTGTAACAGCACCAACTGAAATTGCATTTGTGGTTGTTGCGCCATTATCAGTCACTGCGTCTAATGTAGTTGCTACATCCGTAAAACTTAAATTTCCGCTACCGTCTGTTTGTATTACTTGACTACTTGTTCCGTCGCTAGATGGATAGGCGATACCATTCGACACTAAGTTGCCAAGCGTTAATGCAGAGTACGAACTAATACCAATGTTTCCTTTTGTACTTCCTTGCTCGGTTGTATTAACTAATGCAAATGTGTCTGCACTTTCGTCCCAAATTAACGCAGTGTTCATTGTATCGCCACGCTCAAACACAATACCAATGTCATTTGCATTAGTGCCAGTCGCAGAGTTATTTAATACGATTATTTCATCGTCGAATGCAGTTGTGGTAGTTTGGAATTGTCCAAGTCTTGGTCGAGTCAGGCCCATAATATTTCAATAAAGTTGTTATTAGTGTATTTATTGAATAATGGAATAAGAATGAGGGAAGTTGCCGCATTATCATCTTGAGGAGAGAATAATTCTTGGGGAGAGCGACAACTTCAAAGTTACATATTACATAACACTTGAGGAGAGTTGATGTAATTTTTGTATGTAACTTGTGTGTATTATATACACGTAATTATTTATACACAGTAAAGTTTGTGCCAAAATAAGTTATTCGGTGCAATAAAAATTTATTTTATTATTCTTCCTGGCACAAAATTTTCCGGCTCTGTTCCTTTAACACATCGTTTTGTTATAGTACCGTTATTGTACCAACACTTTCCTTTTTGTGCTATTGCCATATTTTTTTTAGCATTATCTGATTTTTTTCTTCCCAATGCAATAAGTGACATTTTTCTCTTAGATTCATGTGTATGTTTTCTTAACTTGGACGCATTGCCTATTTTTTTCTTTGTACTAGCTGAATGTTTGAACCCTAGTGTAGATTGTGACATTTTCTTAATCGATTCGTTTGAATGTTTTTTACCGTTGCGTGCTTTGGACATTTTTTGGCGCATTTCACTAGTTAAAACACGAATTAGTTTCGTTCCTGTAACATCAAATCCAGTACACGTTTGCTTTGACATGTTATAAAAAATTTCACTAACTGCGACGTTGTATCTATCGTGTAATAATATTTCATGCGTTAGTGCTTCTTTTCTGGACAAGAAAACACATAGTACTCGTTTTTTAAAACACATCTTTCCTTTGTTTTTAATATCATCTAATAATACACGACTTGACCCCCAGTAAGTTACATCGTCGACTGGCTTGCATTTACATGATCTCACACCGATATATTTTTTCTTCGTTGTGGTGTTTATAATAATATACGTATAATGAAACATATATGTATTTAGTCGTTAAAAAAGGGACCGAAGCCCCTTTTTAATAAAAACAAGAACATAAGTTCTTGTTTTATATAGTCAATTATCTAGTCTATAGACGACCAACTACTACTTCAACTGTGCTTGTACTTTCATCAAAGTCTGATAATGCTTTGCCAATAACAGAACCCATCTTAGGATCTGCTTCAGCGCGTGCCATACCGTTGCCAGCACTTACCATCATATCTCCCTTTTGTCCAGTACCAATTACCATACATGGAACACGTCCTTGTAATGCAACTGTTGCTTTAGTACCTTCAAGAGTTGAGTTCATGATGTAAGCAGGATCAGTAGAAACAACACCAGCAATGCGACGATCACCGTCTTCATTACATTGTGTTACTTCTGCATCGCCACCAAAACAAACTACAGTACCAGGAGCATATTCAGCGTCTGCTGAGTAGTTCTCTGCCAAGTCAGCGTATTGTGCTGATGTACAAGTAGCAGTAATAGTACCTGCACTAAAGTTACCAGAAGCATCACGCTTAACAACTTTATTAGCAGTATTAGTACTAACACAATCCGCAATCGCTTGCTTAGTGCCTAGAGCAGTAGTTAATGTAGAAGCATAAGATGCATCGTCATTAATAGCCGCCGCTAACTCATTAAGAGTATCAAGTGTACCAGGAGCACCGCCGATTAAATCAGTGATTTCCGTTTGTACAAATGCAGTTGTTGCTATCTGTGTAGTATTAGTGTTAGCCGCCGCAGTTGGAGCAGTTGGAGTACCACTTAACGCAGGACTTGCATCTAAACTAATAGTTATTCCATCACCAGAAGCAACAGAAGTAAGGTTAGTTCCACCAGCAATTGTAAATGTATCTGTACCAACAGTAATAGTACCTGTTCCAGTGTCACCCGCCATTGCCATATCAGAACTAACTGCAACAGTACTAGCAGAAGTTAATCTACCTTTACTATCAACAGTAATTACTGGAATTGCAGTTGCACTACCGTAACTTGCCGCTGTAACTCCAGTACTTGCAAGTGTCATAGCCGCTGTAACGTTAGCAGAACCATTAAATGAACCTGAGTTCCAAGTAGCATCGCCTGTCATTGCAACAGTTCTAGCAGTTGCTAAAGTAGTTGCAGTGTCTGCATTACCAGTTACGTTACCTGTTAACGCACCTGTTACAGTATTAACATGTAGGTTATTCCACTTTTTAGAAGAAGAACCTAAGTCATATGTACCAGTAACATCAGGAATCATATTTGAAGCAACATCAGCATTTAGTGTAATACTATCTGTGTTTGCGTCACCAAATACTAAGTCACCGTTAGCAGTAATTGAACCACTAGCAGTAATATTACCAGTTACAGCAAATGTACCACATGTAACAGCAATATTAGTGTTGTTTTCGTTAGTAACGATTTCAGCAGAACCTGCACTATTAGAAATACCAATAATAGTTTCAGTAGTTGTCATTTCGCGTACTTCGATTACATCGCCTGTTGCCGGAGCCTCAGTAAATGTTAAAGTAGTTCCAGATACAGCATAAGCAGTAACTGGAAGTTGTACAATACCGTTAAGACTAACCATACAAGAAGCAGTTGTTTGCGAACTTGCTAATGTAAATGCAACAGTTGAATCATCGCCACTAAATGTTTCAGAAGCAATAACTGTAAACTCAGTAGACATTTGTTTCCATGCACTACCTGTATGGTACTCAGGGTAACCTGCAGTAGTATTGAAACGGAACATACCTGCCGCTCCAGTTCCTGGACGTTGCGCAGTTGTACCTTTTGGTAGTACTAATGAATCAGTACTGCCAACTACTAACTTAGCGCCAGTAATAGGAGTACTTGTACCAATTAGTACAGTATCTGTACCTGCATCAGTAATAAACAAGTTTGCATCTGTATCGCCTTCAATTCTTACATCAACGTCAGCGCCTGCTTCGTTAATAGTAACTGCACCACCAATAGTAACTGCACCAGTAACATCAGCACTTGCCAATGTAGAAGCACCTGCACTTAAAGTAGAACTTAAAGTAGTAGCACCAGTAACACCTAGTGTAGAACCTAGTGTAGTTGCGCCATCTGCATGTAATGTAGACTCTGTAGATACTGCACCTGTTGTACCACTAACTGTAAATTGCGTACCATCAGTAGCAATACCACCGTTTAGTGTAGCAAGACCTGCAACACTTATAGTAGAACTTAAAGTAGTAGCACCAGTAACACCTAATGTACCTGCAACTGTAGTATTACCAGAAGCACTTGCAACTGTAAACTTATTAGTAGCAACATCAAAGTCACCGTCAACACCTACTGCTCCACTTGCATCTATAGAAGATACAGTTGTAGCACCAGTAACACCTAGTGTACTCGACAAAGTAGTTGCACCAGTAACACCTAATGTACTTGTTAAAGTACCAGTTGTTCCTGTGATAGCACCAAATGTTGCGTCTGCTGCTGTACCAGTGAATACTTCGGAAGTATTAGTTGCTGTTGTATATGCTGTAAACACGCCTGCTGAATCATCAAAACCAAAGAAACCAACTTTAGCGGCTCCGTCGTTGTACTTAAATTCAATACCACGGTCTTTGTTGTCATCTGCAACGTTGCCGCCAATTGTTAATATTGGGTCAGCAAGTGTAGTTACAGTTGAGTTAACTGTAGTGGTTGTTCCACTTACAGTTAAGTTACCGCCAACTGTTAGGTTTGTTCCTACTGAAACTGCCGCATCTGTATTAATTGCTTCTGCATAGACATTGTTCCATTTTTTAGCACTTGATCCTAAGTCGAAACTTGCATCTGTTGCCGGAACAACATCTGAATCAACTTGACCAGTTACTGTAACAGTATCAGTTGTAGCATTACCTAAGTTAACATCGCCATTTAAAGTAGCAGTGCCACTTGCAGTGATTGCTGCTACTGTACTAGCACCAGTAACACCTAATGTACCACCAACAGTTGCGTTTCCGCCTGTTGTTAATGCATCAGTTAAAGTAACACTATCAGGTAAACCAATTGTCATTGTGTCAGTTGCCGATACAGCAACGTTAACTTCGTTTGCTGTTCCTGCAAGTGTTAATGTATTGCCACCTGATATAACTTGTGATGTAACTCCGTCAGATAGTGTAAAACCACTCGATGAAACTGCATCAACATATGCTTTAGTTGCCGCATCTTGAGCACTTGTACAATCCGCAACGTTAGTAATTTTATTACTACCTGCGTCTAGTGTTTGTGACCCTGCAACAGTCCAACCGCCGTCAAAATCAGCACTAGCAATAAATGTAGTAGCACCAGTAACACCTAGTGTACCACCAACTGTAGCATTGTCATCAATTGTCATTCCACCAACATGCATATTTGCATAGTCAGTAATTGCAACAACTGTACTTGAGTCTGCACTTGAAGTTGTAACTGCAACAAATGTGTCTGCACTTTCGTCCCATACAAATGCAACGTTTGCACTGTCGCCACGTTCACCGATAAAACCGATGTCTGTTGCGCCAGCGCCTGTTTGATTTGATGCAAGTAGCATAATCGGATCTTCCACCGTCATTGCACTTGTATCCATCGTTACTGTTGTACCACTTACAGTTAAGTTTCCACTAACTGTTAAATTTGACCCATAAGTCAAATCATTTTCCAATTTACCTGCTGTTACGGTGTTATTAACTAGTTTTCCACCAGTTATCGTAGCATCAGTAATTTGGTTATTCTTAATTCTTGTAATAGCCATTTAAAGCCTCCCTAAATAAACAAAATCGATTTTATTCTTGCCCCAGACATATAAATTGCATATATCATGCCACTATTTATTAGATTTTGGTTTTATTCGGAGTTGTACTTAGTATGATTAAGTGTATTTAGACTGCGGAAATAGTGCTACCTAAAGCAATTACTTTCCAATCTGTGCCGTTGTAAACTGCTAGTGATGGTGTACCTGTGTTGCCATCACTAACATATATTACTTGGCCTTGTGTTTTGTTTGTTAATGCATTTGCTTGCGTTACGGTATAAACAGGTAACTGCAAACTATGTGCATTTGAGATGTTAAAAATCTCGTTTGATGATATTTCTGCTACTGATGTTCCAGATACTGCTAATGTAATTGTTGTTCCGTTTGCTTCTACGTATGTAGTTCCGTCGGTATTTGTTACAGAACTAACAGTTGTTGTATTAGAAATAAATCTAATTTCCAACTTGTCCGTCGATGCAGGCGCTTCTGCCATTGTTAACGTAGTTCCACTTGTTACCGTGTATGCATTACTTGGGTTTTGCAACACACCATTAATACTAACAATAATGGAATTTGCAGTAGCACTTTGTGTTAAAGTAAAAACTGCTGTCGTACCATCGCCATTAATAGTTTGACTAGCAATAGAAACTATATTATCTCCGACTTCCTCCCAACTTGCACCATTGTATACTTCCACATGTGTAGTTGATGAATTAAATCTAAGTGTTCCTGTAGTTACTGTTGCTGGGCGTTGTGCGGTTGTTCCTACAGGTAACCCTAGTCCGCGTGTGCCAGTAACATTTACTAATCCTGTACTGTTACTATCTGCATCTGCCGTTAAATTTAAATTATTGTCTGCGCTAATTGTTAAACTATTTCCGGTTTCTGCACTAACATTATCAATTGTTAGTGTAGTGCCATCAAATGTTAAGTTACTGTTATCTTGTAATTCGCCTGCTGTGCCAACATAAACAAGTCGTCCTGATGTTAGGTCTGATATTTTTGCAGTTGCTAATGTACTATTCCCACTTACAGATAATGTTCCCGTTAATGCAGTTGTACCTGTTACTGATAATGTATTGGATGGCGTACCATCGTTAATTCCAATTCTGTCATTAGTAACGTCAAAGAATAATAAGTCAGTTTCAATTGCTAAATTTACACCACTTCGTTGTAAATTGTCGCTTAGTATTTGTCCTTTGATTTTACTAATAGCCATATTAACTCACTGCTGTGCTAGCCAAATTATGTATAACATTAATTGGCGTTGTGTTAGGCGGAGCAGATGTAAACGTAATATCGTAATTTCCTGCCACGGTGTAGTTTGTTCCTGGAATTTGATAAATGTTGCCGACAAATACTAGTATTTGGTCTGCATCAGAAACTTGACTTGTCATTGTGTAAACTGATGTACTACCGTTTCCTGTAAATGAATCAACAACTACAGTAGCATCGCCTTGCTTGGATACTGTACTCCAAATAGTGCCATCGTAGTATTCTACTTTTGCAATATCTGTATTAAATCGTATTTGCCCGAACTCAGCTGCATCTGGGCGTTCCGAAGCATCGCCTGCAGGAATTCCTACTGCGCTGTGTCCGTATCCCATTTTTTGATTTTTTACAAATCTGCCCACAGTTTATTAAATTGCAGTGTGACTTACAATAGCAGTTACTGCCGAAGCTGAACTGCATATTACATTAATAAAATCGCCGTTGTCTAATAGTAACTTCTCAGATGCCCCGTACAAAACATACGTATCGTGTGCTGTGATAGTTAGTGTATCTAGCATGATATTGCCGTTTCCTACTGTATCTCCACTTGGAACGACGTGCAAATCTATAGTTACATTAGATGCTGTGTAATTACATAATGTTAAATTAGTAATCGCACTTCCATTTGTACTTGTATATACTGCAGTACCTGTTGCGTTTGCTACCGCTGATGTTGTTATTGACATATGTTATCTTCCTAAAATATTAAAGCAAATACCATTGCTTTTGTTTTTGATACTAGTTCATCGCTAGTCGTTGAGTTTACAAAAAATACACCCGAACCGCCTTCACTGGGCGTTTTAGCATAAAGTTTATTATAATCAGCAGTTGCACTAGGGTCGCTTTGGTTGTGTAAACTAATAGCATGGTTAATTTTTAATTGCCCTGTGCCGTTTGGGTCCACAACGATGTCGCCATTCGATGCGCTTGTAATTGTTTGGCCATTGACATCCAATGCACCACCCAACTGCGGAGTAATATCTTCCACGACATTGTTAATTTTATCACCTGTTGTGATATATGTCCATGTACTGCCGTCGTGTGTTAATTCCCATTTATTGGAAGTATCATTGTAGCGTAGTCCAGTGTTAGTTAACGTACCGCGGTCGATTTCAATACCTGCTTTGCCGAGTGTAACACCTGCGTGTGTTTCGCCTTTGTTTAATACAATTGTGTTATCAGCAATATCCAAGTTAGTTGAATTAACTGCGGTATTAGTACCAGCAACAATTAAGTTACCTGTAACAGTAAGTGAAGTTGCTTCAATTTCAACTGTTCCTGCACCACCAATGCTTTCTAATTTGTAGTTGTCGCTAAACCGTTGTGTGTGAGACATATTAAACCTTTGTATAATTTATTACTATTTATACGTTTTAAACATTCACAAAAAATCCCCAATTAAGGGGATTCTTTATTACTAACTAAAAGTTAATTAAGCGTTATTAATTGATACTGAATTATTTAATACTGCTGCACCTTTAGTCCATTTTACTTTAGCGCCTTCTGTAAACGCTGTACCAGTGCCACGCACAACTGTGCATGTTCTAGCAGAGATTTTACTAATGAAGTAAGTGCCACCAACTGAATCAACTGCTGTGATACGCATTTGCTTACCAGCGGCAGGCGTTGCTGTTACTAACGCACAAACTTCTGTGCCTGTAGTAGTAGTTACTTTAAAACGCTTAGCGGCTTTTTGTGCTTCGATATCAGCAACTAAATTACTACCACCAGTTACAAATGCTGTTACCGCAATAGCGTTAGTACGCGAGTCGGTTAATACACCTGTGCCTGTTGCGTCTGCACCACCAGTTCCAAATGTAATAGTCGGTGCAGATGTGTAACCCGTACCTGCAGTCGTTACTGTTACTGAACCAACACCGCCTGATCCGTCTTCTACCACTGTAGCAACTGCTTGCGTACCGCCTGGTAATTGTGGTGCTGAAATTGTTACTGCTTCGCCTGTTGAGTAGCCAGTACCTGCGCCTGTTACTGTTACTGATGCTAAGCCTTCTCCGCCTAAACCATCGTCGTTTGTGTTACCAAAATGTTTTTTATTTAATGGTCGTCCCATTTTTTTCTCCTTAAAAGTCGTTCTATGACTTACGCAGTGGATTACTGCATAATCACCCTAACATTTAGAGTGTAGTTGTATTTATCTAGTCGTCGCTAATTTTAAACGTGCTAACTGTTTTTTCGACTTTGGGAGTTTCTGCTTTCTTGGCAACTGCTTTCTTTGCTACTGCTTTCTTTGCTACTGGCTTTTTAGCATGTGCTTTCTTTATCACAGGCGTCGGCTTACTTAACTTTGCTTTTGCTTTGTCAGTAAGTACAGTTGCATTTTCATGTGCATCTGTAGTTGCTCCTGTTACAATGAAGCGTTTTTTATCAAACCCCATTGCAAATTTGTTACTAAGATATTCAACACGTTGTAATTTGCCGTCTTGCTTCTCTACAGTTAATGTCATTGCACCTGCTGTTAATTTACCGTCTTCCAAGTCAGACACAGTACAAACACCCTTGTTCTTTCCGTTTGTTACTAAAAATCTTTTCGATGATTTTTGTCTTAGAATAGTTCCGTCTGCTTCTGGATTGTCGCCAATTCGAACCTTGCAATGAATATCCTGTGTTTCTTTTGTGATTTTAAATTTTCCCATTATAAATGTTCCTTAATATTTTTAAAATAAAATTCGGCACCTGTTTTGTGCCATTCTGGTCCTGGATGCAATCCGTCGCGCGCCGTTGAATCTGCTGGAAAACAATCCTCTTCAATATCATCAACCATTGATTCAATAACTGTGTTTGCTATAAATTTAGACTTATGTGCATTAGTCAATGATTTCATAAAAACCAAATTCTTCTGAAACAGATAATCCTGTAACCAGTACTCATTAACAAAGTTCTTAGGAAAATTATCATCTCTCAAAAATGACTGTGTTACGGCTTTATCATTTACATTCGACGGCATTTCCACTCTACCAACAGGTGGCCAAAACACACAAACAAAATCTGGATTTAATATATCAATTGTTTTATGTACTGTTCTAACAACATAATCAACACTAGCACCACTTGTTGCTAGATTGTGGATGCTAACTGTTTTTCCTGTGTGTTTTTTAACTAGTTCTTTTAAGACAAACGGCCATGCTTCGTGTTGGTTAACTCCAACTCCAACGGTATGACTACACCCACATGTTAGTATATTTATATCAGATTTCTCATCAAAACTATCTGACCTAAACCCGTACTCATTAAATGTGTACTTAATGTCCTTTTCGTAGATTGCATCTTCTGGTTTATCTGTATCAACCCAATCCACAGTTGCATTAGGTGGATATAACTTACTATAGAATAACTCTTGTTCCCAAGATGTTCTAATGTTAGTTTCGTGTAAGAATGTATTTTGTTTCCACATGCGCTTATTTAATGGTTTGTGGAGTTGTAGTTTTATTTTAAGAGGGCTAAATCTTCTGCTGCGATGTTTGGTGTATTATTATGTCTGGCTAACGCACAATGATATATTTCATGTCCCATAATTGTCATACTTTCTCTATCATCCCATAGTTCTGCTAGTTTTATATGTACGTAGCACACATCTTCGTCCTCGGTAGAGTATGTGAATGCTCGTACACCCTCGCCTGCCTTGCGTTCTTGGTCACGATAGTAAACATCATTTAGTTCTTCTTCTGTGTCGTACAACACAAATTTCACAATAAAACTTGTGCGTTTTACGGTAATTGTTTCGTCGACACCGTAACGGTATAAATCAAAATCATCAAGTGAATATACAGTCGTGTACATAAACAAACTAAGCAACAGTGCAAATAATTTAATCATTGTTATTTTGATTAAGAGCTTTACTTGATATTGTTGCGTGATTTTGGTCTAGAAAATTTAACTTTTCTTTAACTTCGTGCAACATAGTCTTCATGTGACCACTATCAACTTGAATCTCTTTAAGTCTTACCATAGTCTCTGTATGCATATCAGCAAAATCTTCTCTAAATTGGGAGTTTTCTCCCACTTCCTTTATTAATGCATCTTGCTTAGTTGTTAATTCTGCCGCCCACCAAATAGTAGAGCCAATTTGTATCAGCATCATTCCCAATACACCAATTGCGGATTTTCTTAACCAAGGCGGGAGTTCCAAAGTTTTACTACGTAATTCAGAAATATCCTTTTGCATTAATGCAATTTGTGTTTCGATGCTTTGTACTCTATCTTCCATGAACCCCCGTCCCCAATAAGTTATATTACTATGTGTATTTATAGCTATTATGAATAAAATACAAGTGGTAAAATGACAAATATAGCGACGGCACATGCTATAACAGCAAGGATATAAGCACATATTTTGCATTTATTCCATGTCCAAGATTGGAATATTTTCTCTTGGGCAATTCGTGTTGTTAATTTACTAAACATGATTAATAAACAAAATTAATGCCGACAAGAAAAACACAACATTTACTAAAATAGCAATACCCCTCAAAACGTACACTCTTTGTTAATCATATCGCTCTTTTTAAAATAAGTTTTATATAAGTTATTTAGTAGTTGGACGATAAACTCCGTCCCATTCCTTATTAACTTTCATACCTTTACAACGTTCAATCCATATATCGTAATAACCATCCAATTGTCCATCGAAGTATCCTTTTAAAGATTCGCACATCTTGATAGCACCTTTGAAGTTTTGAGCGAAGTACATATTCATCATGTCATCGTGCTGAGTTTTTCTTCCCCAAGCACCTCGAATAACAGTATAGATATTAACACCAACTTTTTTGCCCTTAACAGCAATACAATCTAATTGCAAAGTGGTAAATTCGCGATGCACTTGCTTCATTGTATTTTCGCCAATAATAGCATCAACGCCGTACGTTTTAGTTTGACCTTCAATTCTAGCACCTAGATTTACACCATCGCCTAAGCACGTGTAATCGAATCGTTGGTCCGAACCCATATTACCTACAATAACAGTATCAGTATTAATGCCAAGACCCATAGCAAAAGGTGGATGTCCTTCTGCTGTAATTTCTTTATTAAATTCTTTTAAATCTTCGATCATATCGAGTCCAGTTCGAACCGCATTAAATGCGTGATGTTCATCCTCTACTGGGGCATTCCAAAATGCCATTTGAGCATCGCCAATGTACTTGTCTACTGTTCCGTTGTTATCGATAATACGTTTAGTCATTGCTGTCATATAACGGTTCATAATAGATGTTAGTCCTTCGACGTCATCTCCGTAGTGTTCAGATATAGCGGTGAACCCTCGAACATCAGTAAACATAATAGATAGTTCTCTGCGTTCACCGCCAAGTTGTAATAACTCTGGATTCTTTTGTAACTTCTCTACAAGAGCAGGACTTAAATATGTACCGAACTGTTTCTTGATTTGTTGCTTTTGTAAGAACTCAACAACGAATTTAATACCATATACTTGCAAGGCAATAATAACAAGTGTGATAATAGGTGCTGTAGCATCTAACAATATTTTCTCGTTAGTATAAACATACATCGAATAAGGTATAACTGCTACTATACTTACGACAGTTAATACAAGACCTGCAACCATCCAACGACTAACCAATATAAGAATTAGTCCAGCAACACCTAACGCTATTAGTTCTACCATTGGTGCCCAATCAGGGCGTTGTATGTTAGAACCATTAAACATAGTACCTAATACTGTTGCTTGTGTAGTACCGGCATATTGAGAACCCATTGCTGTTGGTACAGGATTAGCAATACCCGAAGCAGTTACATCCACTATAACTACCGCTCCGCCAAAGTCCTCTGGCAAATTAACTACACTTACATTTTTATTACGTTGACTCCAATCAATCCACACACGTCCTTCGTTGTCAGTTGGAATAACACCGAACTTCGGGATACGCATTTTCTCAACCCCGTTTGACTGAAGTTTAATTTGGAAGTTAGTATCTCCTGCAACAACACGTAATGTCTCAAGTGCTAAACTAGGATACAGTGTGCCATTAACAACAGCAACTGTTGGCATACGTCTTACCACTCCATCAATCTCAGGTTCGGTACTTACAATACCAGCACCAACACTATTGTTTTCCAACTCGGGTATGTTGGCAATAATACCACCATACGGCAATAGCACATTGAGGTACTCACTGTTTACAATGACAGCACCTGGATTTATAGGCTCGTTTTTAGAGGTGTTGCTCGGTCGCGAAGCAAGTACAACTGGTAACTCTAACATTGTTTCTGCTAATTTGGCATCACCGCCAAGTCTATCTATTTCGGGCATCATAACGTTCCATACAACAAGACCCGCATTATGCTCGTATAACTCTTTTATAATGTCGCTGTATATGTTACGAGGGAAAGGGTACTGTCCATATTTGTTTAACGTTGCTTCGTCAATCTCGGCTACATAGATATTATTTTCTACAGGTTCTTGATTTACAATAAGTTGGTCAAAGTAGTTAAGACGTACACTTTGTAAGAATGCCGGAGGAGAAGCAAACATATAAACAAGTGCAGATAAGGTTAGTAATGCCCACCAAGGACTTAATAGTTTTTTCATATTATTATTTATTAGTCTTGCTGAAGCACAGTTAGAGAACACCCACCTGCAACATAACAAGTACCAGTTGTCGTTGAACTATCGCTCATTGAATGTGGTAAACTATATTCTTTGTTTGTTGTTCCGGATTGTGTTAAATCAAAATCCCAAGCACCGCCGGCATTCGTAAGTTCTACTGTTGCGGCATGACTTCCGGAACCTTCTTGTATAATAGTAGCATCGTGTCCATCGCCTATTAAATCGAGTTGCAAGTAATGACCGCCGCCGTCTTTCTGCGTAACGTCTGCTGTATTGTTGTTACCATTAATATCAACAAATGCAGATTTATGCCCACTTCCTGATTGCAATATATCTAATGAATTACTATCACCGTCAATGGTTACTTCAACAAAGTGTCCGTACGATGTCGAAGTAGTTGCGTCTTGTTTAATGTCCACTGCGTTTAGCCCGCCAGTAACACTTAATAGCAAGTAATTGGCTTCGCCTGCTTGTTCAATGTATATGTCATTTGTGTTGCCATCTATTGTCGCGGTTACTTTATGACCTTCGCCACCAGTTGTAGAATCCGAAATGGCCGAATTAACTCTAGTTGTTTGGGTACTCGACATACCAGAACTATATATAGGGGTTGGGGTTGCAACTGCAGGAGGCGTGGTTGAATATGCTGAGCTGGGCACTAATGCCACTGAGCCTGATTGGTCCCAATACAATTTAAATGCCGCGCCGCCATCTCGCTCGTACATCCAAGCATCTATGGAATAGGTTTCTCCACCTACTAGTGTTTGGTTAGTTGAAATATAATTCCAAGTATATGACCCTTGTAAATTCCAATCATTAATAACCAATGTATCGTTAACCTTCATGTAAACGCCATCATCTGCATATAGGTAGAACTTAATGTTTTGTGAACCAGTTGACGGTACTGTAATGTAACCAGAATAATGTACCATTACATCATCGTATCTGCCAGAATCTAAAACATATCCTCCTCCCCAATTGTGGTTTATACTAGATACTGTTCCTGTTGATAAGGTGCTACTATAATATAAAGAACCACCGTTGCCTGGAAATGTTGGGTAATTACCCGTTCCCCTATATGTTTCGTAGTTTAGTGTGGCCGATACCAACGAAACATACAGAAAACTACTGAGACTGAGTAATATTAATCGTAACATCGCCTCCTCCATTTTCTATTATGTTTGCCATTACGCCATCTTGTGTAATATTTAAATCAGCATTGACATCACGCGCGGTATCTACCCTAACTGTATGCGGTGGGCGTTCTGACTGTACACTAATGCCTTCTTCGTTATAGTACGATTGATTCTTAATCCACGGATACTTGTGTATAGTAGGCAATACCCCATCAAATTCCTCCATAGCATCGCCTAAATTACCCAATGTTAGGTCAAGTAAGTTATCCAAGAAGTCTCCGCCATATTGGTCTTTTTCGAGTTCCGAATTAGCAAGATGTTCTTCTGCAAGAAAGTCTCTCATTAACTCGTCAAATTCTAATACATCAACATCAAGGAATGTTACTTGTTGATAATCTTCATTTGTAGTATCGAATCCTTTTGGAAAGTTTGCAGGTGGAGCAATAATAAGCAAGTTACTTATTGTTGGTTTATCTGTTAATACTTTGGGAGTGGTTGGTTTTTGAAACGACCCAGAAACAACTGTTGTTTCGTATGCTTTGTTCATTACAACCATACCAACATCAGTGCTAACTTCTATCTCGCCAACAGGACAATTGTTTTCATCGTCTTTGTTTTCTATCATTCCAAAGTCCGGACATGACGGAAGTAAAGTTACCATACTTTGTCCTATTTCATTTACTACCATTGCAAAGTCTGTGCCACGTACAGCGATTGTTGCTGTTGGTGTTCTTAAACGTACGTTTCTTCTTGAGTTTTTAGCAATATTACCAGAAGCATAACGAACTGCTCCCATTGCTACTCGCATATTTAACCCGCCTTTTTTAGTGCTAGGGTCATATACAAAGTCGTCAATAATAAATCTCGATTGTTCTGTTACTGCTACTTTAGTATTGTCTACAAACGTAAGGTTTAGTTTAGTATTAGTTGTTTCAATCTCGTCTAACATTTCTAACTCACTACCTTTAGAGGCAGTTAGTTTTTGCTTCTCGCGTGTTAAACTTGCGTCAGGACCTTGTTGTTCCGTAACGGTACCAATTGACGCAAACACCGGAGATGCTATTAACAACGCCAGTAATCCTACTAACTTACTGCTGTAAGATGTTAACTGCATTAGAACTTCCGTCTATTGCTAAGTCAACCATTCCAGACTCGGTTATGCTTGATTGTGTGATGTTAACAACATTGCTATTACTAATAACACTACCACCGATGTTAACTTTAACTTCAGTAGTGCCACTAGTGCCTGATATTCCGCTTCTATTAACTGCAACCTTATTTGTATCGCCATTAATATCGAGATCAACTCCTAAATCGTTTTGCGACATTTCAGTAGCACACGATGCGCTTGTTAATGAACTTGCTGCTGTAGTTGCTGTTCCGCATAATGTAGTTTCGTTACTGTCGCCAGCAATATCAATGTTTAATACTAAGTCACTAGCCGCACCAACATCAATATTCGCTACGTTTGAACTACCTGTTTGCACCATTTCAATATCGCTACCAGAAGCGCCAGATGCTGTTTCGATATCGATAGTGTTACTCGAGCCCGTTTGTGTAATATCTAAATCTGTTCCACTGCCGTTAATAGTAGTACGTTCAACTGCACTACCTACCTTGTTACCGTCGCCAGTTTGTGTGATGTCAATTGTACTCGACGAACCTGCTTGGTCAATGTACACATCACTTGCTAACGCCGATTTCATCGATAATAGACTTGCTACTATCATTATTATTATCTTTATCATTGCTCTTCTCCATTAAAACTACTTTATTGGTAGTTTTTATTGTTACGTAAGACCAAAGTTCCCTTTGTCTCCCCTCTTTTATTATTTCTACTACTGCTTGTTCTATTGCGGCTCTAACTGCATATCCAACTGGCTCGTTAATTGTGTGCCCTGCTTCAATTTCCAATGATGAAGTACCCATATCAAAAAACTTAAAGAATGTAAATGAGTCGCCAGTGCTCAAAATTGTCTTTGTTGTACTTACTGTTACTAGTACTTCGCCACTTTGCACACTTACTAATCTCATACTAACTGTCACAATGTCTTGTCTATATTGCGCACTTGGACCGACACCCAAATACCTTGCTCCAGAGCCACCAGTTAATGTATTACTGTCGTATCCAGTTATTCCACCTTCTACAATAACACCCGCAAAAAGCAACGGTTTTAGTTTTTTCTTATCACTAACACTCGACCTTGCTTGCCTAATAATTTGTCGTTCTTTAGTTAAGTTGTCTAACCCAACGCGCTCCACTACTTTAAACCATTTGCCGTTGCCTACTTTCTTTAAAGCATTAATTACCCAATCCTCGGCGCCTTGCGTAACAGCATAACTAATATTTGCGAGTTTATCACTTGGCTTACGTTGACCTGTCTTATCAGTAAACCCATATAAGGCAGCTACAATCTTTCCGCCAGCAGGAGCAGGTAGTGTATCAAATTCATCTACCATAGTCCCATTGACTACTTGCGGAGGTGTAATATCAGGTGCTATTAAGAGCGTCGAGCAACCAGACAGTATTAGCATTGTTAGTATAAGAGTAGTCATCTTTATCAAAATGCAAACTCCCCTACTGGGGTTTGAAATTCACTTGCGAGGTTTCCATTACTGTCGTAAATCTCAACATACACAATATCGTTTTCGCGTTTCCATTTAATTTTATCGCCAAATGGCGTTTCGGACTCTGTCCAACTTGTGTCTACTAAGCCACTATTTTCGCCAAATAAACTATCCGCTATTTGTTTAGATAGTTGAGCATAAATTCTACTTTCTAAGTTGTTTTTGAACTTATACATATTTGTGCTTTTTAGTTCACGATTGGCTAAGTCAAGTGCAGATTGTCTATCTTCTTTAAGTTGGTCTTTGCGGTTTTGTTCGAGTTGATGGATTGTTAGTACATGCGTACTAAAGCCAATGCCACTAAATGATGGACTTTTAAAAGAATGAACTAAGTCGTTGGCATTAGCGGTTGTTAAAACACTACTTGTTACGATTAATATCCTGATTAAATTGTGTACTATTTGACGCATACTTGCTAACTATCTCCTCTAATTCCCCATCGATTGGAATACCATTTTTTTCGTGGTACTCCAATACCATTTGCAGTTTAGTGTTCAAACGAATCATATCGTTATCTAACATTCTAATTCTATCAACAAGCCCAATAAGTGTGCCTTGTGCTTCACCAATAACTGGCTTAATTTCAGTTGTTACCCATTGCCATATATAGAAAACAAAATATCCAAGTCCCATTGCCGCAATAATAGGAAATCCATATTGACTAATGCCATTTACTAATGTTTCACTCATTTTTTATATTTGCATCCTGAACTTTTAGCACCTGTATCAAACAGTTTATCTGCTACTTTGTAAACTACGTTTTTTAAGCCAAATATAACTAACACAAGGATACTAATTACTGTTGTGTACCATTCAGGTGCTAACGATAAGTTTTCCCACGCTTGTGTTATTGTCATTTCACTAAACATAGGCGCAAGAAAATTAATAACAATAGGAAGGGAGAATACTAATACAATAAACTCATCTTTCCAACTATTATCCATGCTCTCTTCTGACATCTGGTGTTCTGCTTCTTTAATTTCTATTTCACTCATTAATCTCTCCGGGCATCTTCTTTTCCTTCATTTGCTGCAAGTCTATCAATGTTAGGTTTAACGTTTAGTGCATAACTCATAAGAGCATCGATCTTAACTAAATCGTTATTCATTGTTTGTACTCTGTTATCCAAAGCACCAATAATATTTTTAAGTCCGTGTACTCCGCCAGTAACGCCTGCTAGAATAAACTTAACAGTAAGGAATACAAAATAACCAGCCGCACCTGCGCCTGCAATAGGAAACCCAACTTCACTAACTATTTGTAAAAAATCCATACGTTTTTTGTAGGTGATAATATACGTATTTATTGCCAAACTGGTTATTTCGGTTGTTGGATTTGTTCTGTGTTAAGGAATTATTACTAAATACAAAACTAAGCAAATCTGTAGCTGTGAGTTAGTTACTGGTTGTGATGTACTTGTTTTACTGATTACAGCTCATTGAGCTGGTTAGAAGTACTTTACGATTTTGCTAAGGCGTTGTTCATGGACATAACGCTTAATTCTTACTACGAGTGTTCAAGTCACAGAGAGTTATTAAACTTTGAGTTTACAGTTGTCGCCGTGCCATCTTGGATATGTATTAACTGCAATCATTTTGTTGCAATGTGGGCATTGTTTTTTAGTGCGTTTCAGTCCTCTTAACTTCTGTGCTACTTGCTCACTTACTAAAGGGTCACGTTTTTTTCCACGCATAGCGTCGCCTATTTTCCTTTTAGTTTCTTCCGAATGCTTACCGTTGAAATCGTTTGATTTACTCTTGTGATTGTTTGATAAGTTGTCTTTCCACTCATCAGAGAACTGTGCTCGTTTCTTGCCTAACTTACTAGCAGATATTTTTGCACGTGCTTTGGGTTGTTTGCTTCCGTTCTTGTCGCCACTTACTCCTGTACTTTGACTGCGTCTTCCTTCTTCACTCCTGTAAAAATTATCACCGTTCATAGGGTTATTCTTCCCTGCGACTTTCTCACTTTGTATGATGCTATATTCCTTTTTGATGTTCTCGTACACACGTGATGTTATCTTTGTTTCGTAGCGTTGTTGATGCGGATTATTTGCACGTAGTACACGCAATGCGTAAATCATTTTTTGCCGTGATGTTCCTGTGGTTGTTTTAGTTAATAGCCAATGACATATAAAGTGTTCACGTGCGGTTAACTTAACTATATTGGAATCGGAATCACTTCCGCCTAAACTTTTAGGAATTATGTGATGTTTTTCTGTATAACCACTAATGCTTCTGTTTTTAGCATTTTTGGTTATATTCTTGTACCATGTAGTGTATTTGTTCATAACTTTATTTATGTTAGTTAGTTGTACATTATACACTAGTCGTAAAAAAAACCCACCTTGCGATGGGTTTTTATAACTGCTCTTACGAACAGTTTCTAACTATCTATTTCTTGTATTAAGAGAAAGACAAATTAGCAACAGTAACTTCACCTAAGTAGTCACCTGCATTACCAAATGATGATGCAGTATTGGTCAACTCGACGTAGCCATATCTCGTCATAAATGAAACAACTGGCTCAAATGTAGTAGGATCAAGTACTGTTCCACTACTCATTAATGGGATGTACGGGCAGTAGAATGAAGGTGCATCAGATTCACTAGCGCCTTTATAACCAACAAGTACAGACGTAGTGTCTGCTGCATATGAATCAACATATACTTTCATTGCACTGTTAAGTGTACCAACAAACTTAGTGTTTGTAGGAGCTTCGAACGCACCTTCTGTACTACGAGCAAAAGCTGAAGTAGTTGCAGATTGCAAGATAGTTAGAGACGCTGGACTAACTACAGCCCAGTTACCAGCGCCACGACGTGTGCGTTGTGCAATTTTATTTGCTACACGGTTAATTAAAACAGCTAATGCCGCGTGCTCATCACCAACGAAAGTTGCAGTACCAGATACTGCCGCTTGATCGTAATTTTCTTCAGTGCCTGCTAAAGAACGTAGGCTTGTAAGAATCTCTTGATCGATTTCAGAAGTAATTTCTTGCGCTAACGCCGCCATAATTTCTGCTTCAACATCAATGCCGTGCATTGAATTAGCATCTTGTGCCGCTTCAAATGTCCAACGTGCTTGTAACTTACGTGTTTTAGCTTCAACTGCTTGCTTTAACAACTGAACACTAATACTACGTCCGCCTTTACCTTCTAATGTAGATGTAGCTGCACCAGTGTAGTGTGTCTGTGTACCACCTGTGCCTGCAGAGTATGCAGTAGCAATTTTAAACGGACTTAACGCTTCGTCGCCTGCTGTAGTATCTGTATTAACAGAACTAGTATCATTCATTGTAGTACCATAACGTACACGCAATGTATGAATTTGACTAACAGGACCAGACATTGGCTGTACACCAACTAGATCGTTTGCAATTACCGTAGGCATTACACGTCGAATTACTGGTAAAATTACACGGTTAAGTGTAGCTACGTTACCAGATGCTGTTGCACCAGCTGTAGCTGCTTCTGCTAAGTGGTTACGAGTGTTCTCTAAGATTACGCTCATAGTTGTTCTTTTTGTACCTTGTAGACCTTCTAGCAAGGCGTCTTTGGTTTCTGTCCAACGACTTTCGATTAATTGTGCTGACATTTTTTTCTCCTAAAAATCAGTTAATTAAAGACCTGCTAAACGCTTAATGTCAACAATGTTGTCGACGCTTTCGCACAGTTCTTTTGTCTCTTTGTTACCAGTAACTGAAGTTGTACTCTCAGTTAGTGCTTTCTTACGTTTTACATCTGAACCTACAGACTTATTGGCAAGAACGGCTGGTAAATACTTTTCAAATGTATGGTTCAGTCTTGAAGTTTGAACGTTTTCTAGTAAGTTATGCATTACAACTGCTTTGTCATCTCTTAAAGGACTTAACAGTTCATCCATAGTCTTAGCACATTCTTTGACTCAACTAGTACTTTTGCTTTCTTTATTGTTTCTTTTGCTTCGGCTAACTTATTATCACGTGCAGTAACTTTATCAGTTAGTTCGCGAATAACTGCATTCTCATTTAAATGAGTACCAGTAAATTCTGTTGCGAACGCTTCAAAAATACGACGCCCAAAGTTGTTTTCGCGAGCAACTTTAATATCTTCGTGTAACTGTGATAATTCAGTGTTTAGACGCTTGGTAATAACACTTCCAACTTTCTTGGCATTCTCTTTAACGAATCTCGTTTTAAGAGTTTCAAGTTTTGTTTTTGCTTCTGCTACAAGTTTGACTTTAGTTTCAATAACTTCTTTCTTATCTTGTGCAAATTCGTTAATCTCTTTTGCAAGGGACTTAACTACAAAATTTTCCAACTTTTGCATACCTTCCGATTGAACTTGTCTATCATTTCTTAAATCGTTAATTTCTTCGCTTAACTTAGTAACCATAAATTTATTAAATTTATTAGAATTTTCAGTCATCTTTGCGTTGAACTTAACGCGGTCTTCAGCAAGTTGTTCTTTCTCAGCAACAACTTCTTGAATTTCTGCTTCAAGACTTTCAGATACCATGCGGTCTAGTGCTTCTACCATTGTTTGTTTGTCGTGCTCGTAGCGTTGTGCGAATTCTTCGCGCAACTCAGTGCGTACTGCTTCACGAGTCTCGTTTAGTTTTTTATCCCATTCTTCATGGATAGCAACACGAGTGTCTTCGTTGATAAGTTCACTGTCAAGCAAGGGTTTCATTGCATCTAGCATCAATATCTCCTATAATTTGAGGTCTTTAATAAGTTGCAAAATGCCACTTTTCAAAAATCTCTGTGCTGTGATACTCTCTCTAGCATCAGCCGCCATTTCGAGCAACTTAGAACCACCATTCATATTCAACAACCCTTCGTAAATTGCTGTTGGATATGCGTCTGGTGCACTAGGTTGCGCTACTACGTCAACTGTTACTATTTCGAATTCACTTACATGTCCATTAGACTCGTTAACGTTTCCGCTTCCTCGACTAGAGACACCTAACTTTACACCTGCTCCTAACATGGTCTCAACTAGTGTTCCCATTGGAGTAGGTAATATCTTTAACTTCCCGTAACCGTTTGCGCCTTCCATCCACATATCTGTGATAATGTGACTAACACGGTCTAAGTTAATTTTTAAATCATCTGGGTGATCTAATTCACCCAAAACAGAGTACCCACCGCCGATTTGCTCTTTCAATGTTTTAACAGCATTGCTGATTTCATTGACTGGGTAGGTACGCTGATTAGCGTTCTTTACATCGCCTTGGATGCAAAGACCTTTCATATAAAGTTCTTTACCATTTTCGCCACTACGCTCAAGTATTACCTGAGCGGCATCAAATGATAAATTTTCTTGTAAGAAAGACATTTAACTTATACTTTAGTTAAATCAGCGCCTGCTTCCGGTCCGTCAACATCCATATCTTGTACTTTTGGAGTTGCGTTACCTTTTTCAGTAGTTGTACTTGCACTTACTGGCGTAGCATCTGTTTTAGCTTTCTTGCCTGCATCGTCTGCATTAGCACTTTTAGTGTTTACGCCAGCTTCTTCAGCAGTAGTAGGCTTAGGTGCTGCTGTTAGCTCTGCACTTTCTTCCAACTCTTCTGCACTTTCAAATGAAAATTCTTCTGCATCGTCAGCTTCTTCGTCGTCCATGTCCATGTCAACAACTTCAGCTTCTTCTTCAGTGTCGTCGCCGATAAGGTCGTCGAACTCAGCCATTAACTCGTCTAGTTTATCTTCTAAATCAACTACGCGATCTTCTAGCTCTTCTGTTTCGTCCGATGCTTCATCAGTTTCGTCGCTGTCCATATCCATCTCGACAGTATCTTCATCTTCGTCTGAATCATTTGCATAATCAATGCCTTCTTCGTCAGCTGATACGTCGCCGATGAAATCATCAACTGCGTCTCCGCCCATGTCGTCTTGCATTAAGCCTTCGTAGATTTCGCGTGATTTACCAACAACGATCTCATGGAAAAGGTCAGATGCTTTAGCATCTTCGTCATTAATAACGTACTCAATTAGTTTTTCAAATTTATTATTCACTGTTAACTCCTAAAATTAAAATGTTCGTGTGTATATTTACGCAAGACGTAAAAAAAGCACGTATAAAGGTGCCTTTTTTAAGATTTTTATGTATTTTTATGTATTTACTACGTGTATTTAAAATGCAGGTCCTGTATCTTCGCTAGGTGCAGAGTACATATTCTGTATTTTTTCTAACTTGTCTTTATGCTCGATACTTCGTATATCGTTCATTTGTCGCAACTTATTAATCTGCTTTAATGTAAGGCGTGTTTTACGCAAGTCATCTTGTGTGATTTGCGAGTTGTCGTCTTCTAAATCCTGGTATCCAGGATATGCTTTATTGAAAAGTTCGTTTAGTATCATGCACTTATTTATGGTAATTCATCTGCATTGCCTGCTTCGCCGGCCAATGGATTTAACCCTGCGTTGGCACCACCTTCTGCATCCATGTCCATTTCCCCCATATCGTCCATGCCTTCAATTTCGCCCATGGTATCAATGTCGCTTTCAAACTCACCTGGCATAACACCAACTCCACGCAAATCAGATCCGGATACGTCTGTGTCTTGATTCTTGGAATTCTCTTCTTCCCACTGTTCTTCGTTCTTGACCATTTCTTCTTCTGATAATCCTAAGTAACGCTCAAGTAAAAAGCGTTTACTAAGAAAAGAATACTGCTCTAAGTTAGCAAATGTTCCAACACGAGTAGCGTCTAATTCACTTTGGCGGTAACTCGCAAAGTTCTGCGGTTCATTAAATGTAATATCAAACAGACTACTATCAATGTTAAAGCCACGGAACGCTAGGTACAACTTAAACTCTGTATTAAGTACACGCGATAATGAAGCTTGCATGCGCTTACAGTATTGGTTAAATCTAAATTCTTGTATAAGTGCTGTGCCCAATCTACCGTCGTTCATCGGAGCAGAATTATCGTCTGGTCCACTTGGTAAGTAACTACTTGGTACGCGTAAACCACGTGCTAACTTATTGTTAAAGTATCGTAAGTCATCAATTTGGCCTAAGTTTTCGCCACCTGGCAACGTATCAACTTTAGAACCTCGTCCTTCTGCAGTTTGCGGAAAGAAGAAGTCTTCGTTAGTTGACAATGGGTTATACGTAGCATCCATTGTGTTAGCACCGCCATTTTGCGTAGGAATTCGTCTTTGATGGATTTCATTCTTAACACGTTCTACGAAACTCATTGCCATATGACTCGGCATATTACCAACATCAATATAAAACACACGTCTTTCCGGTGCTCTTTGAATTCTGTAAATTAGAATAGCATCTTCTAGCATTTCCTTTTGCTTAAACACTTTATAAATGTTTTCTAAAATACTAGTACCAAATGGCCAAGCAACGTCAAGGCCTTCAGTTAAACTCAAATGCACAACATGTTTAGCATCGATTACCGATTCTTTCATTGAGTGCTCGAAACGACTTCCATTATTATTTAAGTTGCCGCCACTAACAGGTGCTTGTGTATTGGCTGTGTACCCACCGCGCCCAGGATTAACTGCAAAGTCGTCTGTGTTTTTTGCCGCGACTGTTAAGTTTTGGAAGTTTGGATTAATATCAGTAACAATGTACTGCTCTGGTTCCTTTCCTTCGCTTTCGTTAACAATCACTCTCGATACTTTAGTAGGTTCAACCCACATAAGTTTAAAAGTTTCTGGGTCTCTGATGAATACTTGGTCGCCGTACTTAATAGTATTACGGAACATTTTAAATAAGCGTTCGTTGAAGCGATTTAACTTAACCCACTGCTGTAATTGCTCAGTTACAATTTTAACTTCGTTGTCTGTTGGTTTACTTTTGTAATTAACATTAAACGGACTCATTGTAACGTCGTCTGCTTGTGTACTAAATTCAGAAATGATATCCAAACAAGCGTTTACTTCACTGTCCATATCCATGGATTCATATTGGTTGTAGCGTTCAACACGGTTGGGATGTCCTGTGTAAACTTCGGGAAGTTTGCTTTGGTAGTTTCTAAATGCGAAATTACTTGCTTGTGGTGTAGTACCACTAGCAGGCCCACCCAATGGACTAAACTGCCCTGATGTATCAGCAACTTTGAAATATTTACGCCATGACATAATGAAGAACCTGTTTTAATTAATGTTGCTGTATTTATGCTGTTTGTAACAGTTGCTAAATTAACTAATTTGAAACATGTTGCTTGATGACTTGTGTGTTTTTGTTACCTTGATTTAGTGCAGTTACAATACTGTCTAATTTTTTATTAGTTTCTGTATTGGCGTTGTAAAGGTCATTCATTGCCGCTGTTACTTTTTCGTTGTTAGATACTTTGCTTTGTGTACTTGATTCAATTGCGTCAGTGTTTTGTTTACCTATGTTCTTTTTCCACTCATCGACGATTGGTCTGAGTAAATCCCAATTACGTTTGTCCCATGTATCACCATGCTCCCCATGTTTCATTTCATTAACCCAACCTTTAGGTGGGTTGTTCAGTAGGTTTCTAATTTGTTTCGCAATTTCAGTTGGAACTTTAGTATTTGCGGGTATATTGAATTTCTTCTCAAATTCATCTGGTATTAATCTCATGTTATTGGTTATACCCGTACCAGTTCCCATGATTCCTTCGTAATCTTTAAAAACCTTCTCATTTAATAACCTACCGATGGTTATTGGTGATTTCTCATTTTGCTTAGTTAATGTAGTTACTAGTGCATTTAGTTTTTTAAGTTCATCTGCAATCTCTTTGCGTCTATCAACTATTGCATCAGTTTGCACAGTGGACCATGCACCGAACTTATCTTCTTGCTTTTCTAACTGGAATATTTTAATTCTTGCATTATTAATCTCAATATCTGCTTGGTTCTGGCCTTTGTTGACTCTATCTGAACCACGTAATAGATTTTCAGTCTCTTCTAATATTTCAGCAGTTTTAGTTACTATTGTTTCTATTGCACCTGATACAGTTTCAAAACTAAGTATCGATGCTTGTGCAGATGCGGCTGCTATTTCTAAATTCTTGGATGCACTTGTTAACTCCACTGTAGTTGAATCCGCACCTTTGCCGTCTTCTCCCTTTTTATTGTGCATATTGGCAATGTCATCCGAAGTGAGTTTATTCGAATCAATCGCCTTCTTAACGTTACCATCTGCCATGGTGGTTAAATTCGCCATATCATGCATTGATGCTAAAATACCAGTATCACCAACCGCACGTGCTAAGGTTTCCACTGTTCCTACGTATTTCTTCGAACCATTCTGAATTTCTTGCAATGCAGTGCCCCAATCCATTTGATTAGAACGCATACGATTCATAACCGCCATAAACCCTGGTATAGATACCTGCCAACGTTTTGCCTCTTCTGATGTAATCATCCCTGTTGATGCATCCTGAATCGCTTTCTGTAAATCGGGCATACCTTTAGTTGCCAACATCAACTGTTCTATTTGGTCAGCCGCTTCAACACCATCCGCGCCTTGACGTCTTAGCTGTCGTTGTGATGCTTGGTATCTAGCATTGAGCATCGCTTGTTTAATCTCATCTTTTTGTGCGTCACGGCTCAATCCTGTAAGTTTGGAAACTTCCTCGAATCGTTTGCCTAATTTTATAGCACCTTCTGAAATAACCATTTGGTCACGTTTCATGTTGTACACTTGATTAAACCCCAATAAACGTTGTCTTTCAACAAAGGTTGCAACCGTATCTCCGATTTCTTCAGATGTGAAACCCAAATTACGCAACTCTTGGTCTGATGATTTTTTCATGAATCCGAGTACAGATGCAAAACCATCAGCCGCTTTGTCTGCAGAACCATACAGCATAATTAATTGGTTCTTATTCTTATCCAACATACTACTGAATTGCTTTAGTGGTATTCCTGACTTTACTATATTGTCAACTAATGTGTCAATACCCTCAGCACCCGAAAATCCAGATTTACTCAGTGCTTGGTACGACCCCAATGCATTGTCCATTTCCCCAACCATGAATGCCATTGCACTACCAACACCATCGATTATTGTGCCAGCAACTTTTCCAATCGTTCCAAATGCTTTTGTAGCGTTTCCAATAGCACCCGTGACAGACCCAATGGAACTACCAGATGCTAACCCCTTGAACGCTGTGGTAACTGAACTTGCGGTGTTTGAAAGTCCTCTTAATTTACCTTGAGCATCTCTGACTGCTTTTGAAAATTCTTTAGTATTACGGGATGCCTCATCGGTTGTTCTACCTGCTCTGATTTGTGAATCATAATATGATTGTTCCGATGATGAATAATCTGCCATAGTGTTATGCTCTATAAATATTGTTAAATTTTATTGTATTTATGGAAGAAATAACATGGCAGATAATCCACTTAGCAACTACTTCAGACGACCGAGCATTTACATCACTTTACCAAGCAAAGGTAAGTTCTACCCAGAAGGAGCATTGGAATTAACAGAGAATGAAGAACTTCCTGTTTATCCAATGACAGCAGTTGATGAAATCACGTACAGAACGCCTGATGCGTTATTCAATGGTACATCGATTACTGAAGTTATTCAAAGTTGTATGCCAAGTATCAAAGATGCATGGGCAATCCCAAGTATCGATTTGGATACAATTTTATCTGCTATTAGAATTGCAACCTACGGACATACGTTAGAAATCGGAACTACATGTCCCAAATGCGAAGAAGAAGCAGAGTACGGGGTTGATTTAAGAAAGATTATCGAACAATTACTAACTTACAAAGACATTAATGAAAGTAGTTTAGTTCAATTCGAAGAACAGAAAATTGCTTCTGTGTTAGAAGATACTGAAATGTCAGAAGAAGAAAAACTTAAATTACTATCCAAGACATTTAAAAAGATTTCAGAAGTAACAATCACAACAATATCAAAAAGTATCGAGTATATTAAGACACCAGAAACAATGGTATCAGATAGTGAACAGATTAATGAGTTCCTACATAACTGCGAACGTAGTGTTTTTGAAACAATCAAAGATAAGGTACTCACGTTAAGAAGTAACGCAGAACTCAAACCACTGCACATTAAGTGCATGGAATGCGAGAACGAATACGAACAACCATTTACCTTGGATATGTCTAATTTTTTCGGATAAGGCTCTTAGTTCTTGCTCCTGACGAAATCGCCAAGGAGATTGACAAGATGGAAAAAGATACTAAGGGCATTAAAGACGAAGCACTCAGACTATGTTGGAACATGCGCGGTGGGTTATCATACAACGAAGCAATGGCATTGAGTCCAAGTGAACGCGAAACTATCACCAAGATTATCAAAGACAATTTAGAAACAACCAAGAAATCAGGACTACCGTACTTCTAATGAATATTACAAACTACATTAAAGACATACATGATTTTCCAAAAGAGGGAATTGTGTTTAAAGATATATCGCCATTACTTGCAAATCCGCAAGCGTTTAAGCAGGTTATCAATAGCATTGCATCTAGATACACATTAAACAAACCAGACAAGATTGTTGGATTAGATGCACGTGGATTCATATTCGGTTCAGTTGTAGCGTACACATTAGACGTACCATTTGTTATGGTTAGAAAGCCAGGAAAATTACCAGACGAATGTATTAGTGTCGATTACGATTTAGAGTACGGTACAAATACGTTTGAGTTACATAAGAATGCAATTGCCAAAAACGATAACGTGTTAATTGTAGATGACTTATTAGCAACTGGTGGGTCAGTACAAGCAGTAATAAAACTTATACAAGAACTAGATGCTAATGTCGTTGCACTTGAGTGTATTATTGAATTAGGGTTTTTAAATGCACGTAGTTTACTTGGCATTGATATTAATGCACAAATAACATATGATTAACTACAAGTTCGGTATTGTGTGTGCAATGCACGAAGAAGCAGATAAGATAATACAAGCACTTGGACTATCAGTAATGCACGGAACGTTGTTTCCAGTACATAGCAACCAGGATGTTATATTAATCGAATCACAAATAGGTAAAGTAGCAAGTACATTAGCAACAACACATTTAATAAATGCGTATAACCCAGAAACTATTATCAATATAGGCATAGCAGGTTCTACTAGTGCTATGTACAAGTTCCCTAATACATATATTATATCCTCTGTAGTGCAGTGCGATGCTTACATACCAATGGAAAAATATCAAGATGATATGTACCAAGCAATAGACTGTACCTTACCAACATCTAACACATCTGTTATACACACAGCAACACTTGCAACAGGTGATAAATTTGTAGAAGATACAACTGGCATTAGTGCAGACTTAGTCGACATGGAAGGATTCGCTGTTGCTTACGTTGCCAAAAAATACAATAAACCAGTACTGCTAATCAAAGCAGTAAGCGACAACGCTAGCGATACAGCACAAGAAATGATTGTTACTAACTTAGACCGGGCAATGGATTCGTCCATAGATACATTAAAGGAAATTATTTAAATTATGGAAATCAATTTACAGCAAGTAGAAGATGAAACAAAGGAGTGGTTAGAAAACTTTGTAGATATCCCAAGGCAAGAATTAAATGGATTTGCGTTATGTCCTTACGCTAAGCAAGCAAGATTAAAAAACAAAATTACATTTAGAATAGGCGAACATCCGTACACTGACTTAGTATCACACGCATTAAACGGAAATGATGGATATGATGTCTTTATGTATGTGTACGACCCTGATGAGTGGGACAAAGATGCGTTCCACGAAATGGTGTACAAAGGAAACGATGAGCACTTAGCACAAGTGGATTTAATATCACTTCCTGACCATCCACACGAAGTTGAAAAAATTAATGGAGTACTATGCAACCAAGGAACATATGCATATAGTATGATTGCTCCACTTAAAGCATTAGAAGAAGCAAGTGCGAAATTGCATAAAGCAGGATATTACAACGCTTGGAAAGATTCAGATGAGTACATGCACGGATTGTTTAGAGGGCGTAAAGACCCAAGGACTTAAAGTTCGCTTAACTCTTTAATACTATTAAGTGAGCTATCACGTTCGCATAATCTAATATACTCAACTGTGTTTGTGCTCCATTCCGAACCTGTCCACCATTCAAAGCCATTAATATCTGCTTTGTAAATGCTACCGGCTTCGTATCCAGGACCTAAGTAAACGTACTGGAAACTGTTCTCTTTTGCCCAATTAATCTCATGTATTAAACTATTAGTTCCAACACTTAGTTTCGGGTCTTTATAATTCCATGCAAATAAAACAGTTTCTAGTGCTGACTCAGAGTACATACGCATCTTAGACCACGCAATAGGATTTGTTTTATTGTAGTAAACCATTTTGTAGTCACTGTCCAACCAATTTGTAACTTCAGGATGAAAGAAATCATTGAACTTTTTATAGGTGCAGTAATCGCTATATATATTCTCAGTTTCGGCTACACTTAGCGACGGATTCATTGCATAGAATATAGTTTTGTTATTATCTATAAATTCTCGCTCAGCAACATCCACACATGGATTCTTTGCAGTAAACTCGCTTAACTTACAGCGTGTACTTCTGCATTGGTACCAATAATAATCACCGTTATCTTTTAAATCAGTTAACCATCCTTGTGCTAATGCATCGTCTACTTCATCTTCGTGTACATCTACTAAGGTAGCAGAGTAATGTTCTAGATGTACATGTTCTTGGGCACCAAATTTATGGTCGAATACAATTTTCATATAATTAATTATACTAATAACAATAAAGGATTTAATAATGGACTACTACATGATTTGGGCAAACAAAGAAGGCGAAATTTCCGACTTAGACTGGGTTAATAACATGAAAGGCTTTCTAGACCACTTAGTAGAGGAAGACAAACTAGTCGATTACAAAATTACTCGATGTAAAATGGGGTTCAGAAGTGTTGCTGATATGCCTGAGTGGCAAATTTCAATGGAATGCAGGGATATGGCACAACTCGAAGAAGCATTTAAACGTGTTGCTCCACTTGAAGGCGAATTAGAAGAAAAACATAAATCTTTCAACCGCTTCGTAGCAGATGATATCCAACACGCATTGTTTACAGATTGGCCTAATCCTGATCTATAAGTAACACACCTAACTCCGACAGGATATCTGCTTCTTCTATAGATATCCAAAATATATGCTTGTCTTTGCGTTTATCGTGTTGTTTTAAGAACAATCCAATATGGTACGTACCATTCTCAAATGTTTTGGGCTGTATATACAAATCGCCATCAATAAACGCCAACAACGACACTTTTTTTAATTTATCTCTTAGTACTGTCATAATGTTACTTATGTCGCAATACCACCTATAAGATATTAAAGAGATAGTGTTAGTTGAAATTACTCAACACATTAATTAGGAGTTACTTCGTAACATCCTAAAGTTGCGCTATCGCTTACTTTATTCTTTCTTAAACAATAAGTTAAACATATTAACAATTAATAACGATACGAACATATATGCATTTTCAATTGGCTTTAACCAGATCTCTGATATCACCGCTAATTGCTTAGCGGTAAAAAATATATAAGGGTGACTGACGTTAACCGAGTCCACATTAAGATCCAATAGTATATAACTCGTTTGAGCGAGGGAGGAGGGTTTTGCGATAGCACCTCTATTACAATACGTTCACGCGACACATAGTTCCCCTATTGACGGGTTTTTAAATCATTAATTGTTATATGAATAATATGTATAACCTACGAGTGAGATCTTTAAAACGTATCTCCAATCATACAGCATCGTATAACTCCTAATCTATGTGCGTTGAGTAACTACCGATACACTTACGAGAGTGTTTGGTGTAGTTTCAACTTCACTTTGCGTTGCTCTCCGCCCGTTAATTCCTAGGGCTTCAAGACGAACTAGTATTCCTTCCAGGGTTCTTAGAAAAATACTCTTAGTCAGCGTTCTGACTCAACTATTAAAACAACAGAAATGTTTGTCCGCTCTGTTATTCACGTGCGCCACATTTATAGCATCCTTGTCCACACAAGGGTAGTCTGTTGAGTCCACTGCTATCGCCCAGTGTTAGTACCTTCTCACATCAGAAAGGATTCCTAGCATAATTTTATCCACCCTATGCCAAGGTTATCGATAGTGTATTGTATATATGTCTTTTACATTTATTTCGTGTGTTACCAGTCTAAAATGTAATTTTTGTCTTTTAGCATGCTTGAATTGCATTTTGTTTTGCATTCCCAGCTATCAAATTTCAAAAAATCGTTACTCCAAAATTCGTCGTCGATTATTTCTTTAAATGTTCTGTTGTGTAAATTAAATTTCGATTTACCTAAGTCTAGCCAGCTTTTATTGTGTTCGTATCTGTTTGCTGTCCAACAACATGGATAAAATTCTCCATGGCTGTTTAAAAATACCCCTTTGTTGCCTATAAAGCAAAGTTTTGGGTCGGGTAACTCTTTAATTATACCTTTATATATGTCTTTAATATTCTCACTAAACCTTTTCTTGTTACTTAGGTTAGTAAATTCCCTTTCAAACCTGTGTCCATCTGGTATAAATTTATCAGATGGCTCTAATGCATCCGCGGTCGAATAAGCATCTGGATATTTACTACCGAATTTAGTACTTAGTGTTAATTGAAATAAGTCGAAATTGTTTATTCGTGCAAGCTGTTCTATATCCGCAATTCTCTCTTCGTTGAACTTAAACACAATGGTATCCCACACTTTGTACGTTGTGCTATTAACTTCGCTAAATGCACGTATGCCGTTAATTGTAGACTCCCAGTCCGAATTAACTCTGTAAATTTCGTTACTTTGCTGGTCCCACCCATCTAAACTCCAATGAATTTCATCGTATTCATTTAGCACAACTCCTAACTCCCTCCACCAAACGTCCTTTTTGTGACTACCGTTTGTAACTAATACAATGACGATAGATGGGTTAATATCTTTGATCCATTTGATAATTTCAATTACATCCTTGCAGTAAATTGGATCGCCGTCATTACCACAGAATGTAATTTTTTTAATGTCTTTCATTACGGATGCGGTTATTTGCGTTTGAAAAAATGTCAAAGTTAGTTGTTTGTTTAACAGACTGTCTGGTAATTCTGCACGAGGGCATCTAGGGCATTTAAGTGTGCATATACTACTAAGTTCTATATGCCAATGTATAAGCGACAATTTCATTATTCTGCGCCACTAAAGCTAGTAAATCCATTTTCTTTGACAACATGCAGAACGTTATTAACTCTGCTTACTAGTTCATTCTTGTGACTAATTAGCCAAACACTTTTGTTTTGCTCTCTTGTCATTGTTTTTAATATAGTTAAACTATTTTCAACACCTGCATCGTCCATGCCAGAATCGATTACCTCGTCTACAAACAGTAAGTTAATTGGAGAATATAAATTTTCCCATACGTCTCTGAATGCCCAGCTCAACGAAAGTATTACGCGATTCTTCTCGCCCCTCGAAAGGTTATCGAAGTCGTAGTCTTTACCCAAGTCTGTAATTTCGACAGACAAGTCATCTTTGAACTCAATTAAGTGACGTAATCCAATTGCATTGATGTAATATGTTAATTTACTATTCAAGAATGATAAGTTCTGGCTAATAATTTGTTTTCTAACAAAACTGTCTTTATCTGTTAATAATTTTAGTAAAAATTGCTGGTGATCCATTAGTACAGTAACTTCATTTATAGTGTCGTAATCGATCTCTTGCAATGCCTCTGTTTTAATACTTTCAATTTGGTCAGTGTAAGGATTATTTTCATTAGCACGTGTTTCTAATTGTAAGTTTAGTTTTTCTAACGTGTGCTTGTGACCTAACGCCTCTTCTAACGACTTATAAAACACAACCGGCTTATTGCCTAACGTAATCTCTTCAAGCGCATGTGTATTACTTACTAAACTATCGCTAAGAATATCCTTTTCGCTATTTGCATGTTCGACTAATTCTTTCTTAGCAGATATAATTTCTTGCTGTTTGTTATCGTGTAAGTTTTGCCCACAAGCATAGCACGTGTGGTTTTCTAGCAACGTTATTTCGTTATTTAACTTAGTAACTAACGTTTCGCTTGCCACAATTGAGTTCTCGTATCCTGTAATAGCATGTGCTATGTCACTTGACGCTTTTGAATCTGTTAAGTAAACTGTTAATTCTTTGTGATTTGCAATTTCTTGCTCGACATCTAATTCACCCAATTCATCAATTGCTGTATTAAATGAAACTACATCGTTTAGTTGCGATGTATTCCACATCTTATGTTTTTGTTCTAGTGAAACTATTTGTTGATCGATGCGTTTATTTGATTCTTTAAGTGCGGTAATTTTAAAGTTTTCTTGCTTAATCTGATCTTTAGAATCTTTAATTAATTCTTTTAGTGCTGTTGCTTTTTCTGATAACAGCGTAATGCCTAGTAGTTCTTCGATTATGTCACGCTGATCAGAAACTTTCATATTTAAAAAGGGATCAGTATGTGTGTTTAACGCAACAATGTGCTTAAACATTTCGTGACTTAGCCCAAGTATATCTTCGATTGCCTTTTGAGTTTCTCTATTCTCGCCTTGTGTATCGTCGTCTTCTACTGCAACGCCACCAACATATAGTTTTAGAATATTTGGCTTCCTGCCTCTTTCAATTTTGTAGTCTATATTATTTTTACTAAACTCAATACTAACTAACATACCTTTTTCGTTGGTTTTATTAATTAGGTTACCTAGTTTAATCTTTGTAAGAGCATTGCCGTACAATGCATAACTTAATGCGTTAACTATTGTAGTTTTACCTGTGCCGTTACGGCTACCATTTGAACCTAGGTCCATATTCTCGCCTAGTACAAGTGTTAACTCGTTCTCGAAATTCACAGCCTGGGTAATGTTTCCAACACTCATGAAGTTTTTGATAGTTAGGTTCTTAATTTTTAGCATTAGAGTTATGCTAGATGTTGATATTAGTTTCGAGGAATCAACCTTTATTAAAGAAACATTTGTGGAAACATATAACTTACGCGAACTAGCTTTAATG